CAAAACCTTCTTTATATGAGACAACTATTATTTTGGTAATCTTTTCAATGCATTACCAAGATTTTTCATTTGCTTCTCAAACGTCTTCAAAGCCTTCTTGACGATTGTATATGTATGTTTATTTTCCATGATAGCAGTAGTGCGCATCCATGACCTAGCATCAGCTTGAACTGTATCTATTAACTGCTCAATTATTATTTCATTATAATCAAACACGTCGGTTGATTCTTTTATGGGTTTTTTGGATTCATAAACATAGCCAGCTTCATCTTTTAATTTTCTATACTTATCACCCATTTGAAGTAGGTCCGTTATGTTTCTCATTTGGTTCATATGACCATTGAACATACCTTGACCAACCTTTTTTCTTATTGCATGGGCCCATGCTCTTTTATTCTTATCAGGAACTTCTTTATACTTTTTTACAAATTTCATAAACTTCTGATAATGATCTACGAATGATCCAAGATTGAGGTCATATTCTTTTTCCCAAGAATTGTCTGTTCCAAAATCTTTATATGGATCCAGAGCCTCACTGATTTTCTTTCCGCGTTTTGATTTTAACATATAGTGGTCCAATTGTTTTTGATCATAAGAACCCCACCCCTTTGGATATTTTTTCACAGTCCAAGTCATCTTATTAAAATCAGGTGTTCCTATTATACGATTTCTACTTAAAGTAGCATCTAGCTCATCCATATCTTTGTTAGTAAATCCTTTGAATTGATATACAGTAGCTTCCCTTACTGATTCAGGCTTGAGAGTTTTGCCTTTAACCTTAATTGGTTTCTTGCTTCTAAAATTATCACGAAGCTTGAGATGTATGTCATCAGCTTTATCTCTATCTTTTATATTTTTAGGCAAGTCCATGTAAGCCTCTGCACCACCACTTTTTATCCAAATATAAAATGTTCCGTTCTTAGCTTGATATAGTTCACTTCTATTTCCTCTGTTATCACTATAACCACCTTTATAATTGTCACCCGTTTTCCTTTGTCCTTTAAAGGAACCTTTATATGGCATACGTTCATTTACTTTCGAACCCTCATTAGCTCTTTTCATTAGATTAGCAATTTTAATTAATGATTCTTTATCCTTCTTGGATAACATTTTTAATTGTTTATCTTTTGCCATTTTGCGTAGGGAATCTTCCCATGATTTGGTAGACATTATCCTTTCTCCATTATTACTTTCATATGTGTATTTAGAAATGCTATTTGTGGAAGCAAATCTTCATTGAGTTTCATACTTACCTGACCCATAACAAAGCTGTATTCTACTAATATGTCAGCGGCATTTGATGCTTGATCAGGACTTGCTTGTCCACTTTGAACTACTTCTTTTTCAATCTCAAATAAACCGTCTAATACTTTTGCTGATGCTGCAATCTGTTGTTGAGCATCTGGTCCCCTGGCATCTGCTAATAATTTATATAATTTAGTAGCTGATCCACATATATCAAAATGATTAGTCATATACCCATGAACATCTATATTTTCACCTGAACCAAAATGTGCTGGTTCGGTATCAAGCTTCTCTCTTAGATTAATAAGTGATTTTAATTTAATCATTTAAGTTTCCATGTATTTTCTCATACATAAATATTAACCTATTGTATTTTCTTTACTATAAGTTGCTGGATATGATCCATCGGAGTATCGTATTGAAGCATAGTTACCAATATTATCTTCATCTTTTAACGTCGGATACTTATATGAATGCTTTTGTTTCATATAATGATCAATAACAAATGCTTCTACCAAATGAGTAAAAAACCAAAAAAATGTAAGCAATGGTACATATATTCTAAAATCTAAATTGAAATATCCTACACCCAACCAGGTTAGAAATAACATTCCTACTGTTTTTGTTAGAAATCCCATACCGGTAAATCCTAATGAATATAGATTTCCTCGTTGCATTACAACATACACACCTACGACTAAATGCATTAAATTTAATATAATTGGTGCTAGTATTCCTAATACAAAATACATCATTTTTTAATCCTCACTTTATATGGTCCTCCATTATCATCTACTTTATTAGTATCAGCACTATAGACTTCTCGAATTATATACTGATCTCTTTTAAAATATTGTTTTATTTTTTTATATAATCTACGGAATATACCAACCATTATAACCTGTGTATGGCAATCTCAATAAATGATAATGCTTACCATCTACTATAAAAGTTTCATTTACAGCCCACTGATTTGTGTTTTCGAAAATGATTCTATCGATAAATATTTCAACAAGTTCTTCCTCGTAAGCTCGAACAATCCCCTGTGTTGTGATGGGTTTTATTAATTGGATTTCAAGTGGGCAATCGATTCCATATCCAGGAATAATTTGATATGGTATAATTTCTACTTGCTGTTGTCCGCGTAATGTCGTTACCCACAACAATGTTAAAAACACAATCAATATATGTATTCTAGTCGCTCTTCTCATTTTTATCCTTTTTCTTTTTACCAAAAATCTTTTCCCAATTTTTGGAATATTTTTTATAATCAGTGACCCTGTCCTTGTCACCCTTGCCATTTGTATGTTTTTTTACCATCCCATTATAACAAAGTGAAAGTACATGTATCCAAGGACAAGCCAACACACTGCTTTGACATATTCCCATCTAACATCTGCATGTGTTACTTTTGACTTAGTGTACATATCTTCTGTGGTGGTTTTTTTATTTCCAAATATATCTCTAGCCATCTTTCTTATCTTTTTTAGATTCTCTCAACCAATGTATATACCATCGTACCTTACTACCTAATTGCATATCATTTGGATAGTCCTTGACCATTCGTTCTATTACTTGTAAAGGTGTTTTCATATCTTTATCCTTTAATTCTAAAGACATTCCATGTATCCAATTTTCCACTTCTTTGTCTTTATATTTCACTAAATATTTCCAATTGTCTTGGATTTGATTTCATAGGTCTGAACCAATTGCCGTACTCATCTATCCAATTATTCCACCCATACGCTGTCATCTGTATCTCTATTGCCTGTAACATATTCAAATCTAAAGTATCCCAAGATTCCAATGTAATTGGTAATTTGCTGTGTCTAATCTTTTTCATAATTATGTTCCGTAGTAAATACGTTCTCCTGATGCTACTATCTGCTTGTACCACTTATCTTCTATATCGTGCCATACATACGGATCCTTTGGATCTTCTTTCCATTTGAACTGAGAATAATATTCATAATCTTTTCTCAATAAGTTAGCTCTGTGTGATGAATGAAATTCTTTTTTACCTAACCAGCTTGGCATAACTATCCAATGCTTGATATCATACTTCTCCATTGTATTATTATATCCTCTATCCTTCCATTCTTGTATCATAATATTCGTATAATATTTTAGAGCTGGCACATACTTTTTCCACATAACGCTGCAAGGATGATGTACCCATCCTTTGTATGGTTTACCATCCTTACGTGGGTTACCTTCTATGGCATTAATAATTTGAGTAGCTTCTACTCTCTGCTTCCCAAGTCTCTTATAGTCTAAGACCTTAGCAGTTTTTTTGAAATCTTTGTATGGCAAGAACGTTTGCATTATATACAACACTTTTTATATTTTTTTCCACTACTACATGGACATGGTTCATTTCTACCAACCTTTTTCTCTACAACGATTGTAGTATCAATTTGTCTATCGTGAACAGTTTTTCCCATTAAATGGTCAATTTCATGCTGGACACATACAGCTTCTAATAATCTTAATTCAGTATCATTTTCAGCTTTTTGTCTGTCCTCCCACGAACCTTTGTGATCACCATGAGCTGGTGTACCACTGAAATACCAACTACTTTCTGACTGAGCAGTTTTGATTATAATATTTTGATATCTTTTTGTATGCTTGTGATCACCAGGAAAACTTAAACAAGCTTCATGATAATTTATTTCTTCCCATTGATCTTCAATCTTTGGATTGATTAAGACAAGTGGCTCTCTTACATTGACCACAGCAACAGCAGCGTCAATACCGACTTGGTTAGCAGCCAAGCCAATGCCATCTTTTCTCTTGTTGAGTATTTCAAACAGTTCTGCTGCAATTTGCTCACCTTCCTCAATTGAAACTTCTCTACACGGTTTATGTATTACTGGATTTGTATGTTTTAAACAATTTATTACCTTTTTCATGTGTAGATATTACACAAAAAGGCAACGCGAGTCAACAGAATTTTCTACTATTTGGTAAAAAACCGTTAAAAGATAAAAAGCAGTTAGGGCATAGCAAACGTAAGTTATCAAATGTACAATTATTCTCATTTCCATCACTAAATTCAATCAACAAAGGAACGACATCTAGTCCTATATGATGTTCTGCATATCCACACTGTTCGCATTCATTTTCTTTATATCCTTCATCAACTAATCTTTTCCGGAACATTTTATATGGTAATTTATATTCTAACTCACCATTTAAAATCTTATCTAAAGGTATTGACCAATTAGCAGAAATCTTTTTTATTCCCTTACCTTGTGGATTTAAATGTCCTTCCCATAGCTTGTAAAATTTAGCCCATTTTTTATATGTGTTATAAGATACTCCTATCCATCTCGCAGCTTCTGACTGAGATTTAGTATTTTGGATAGCAGTCTCAACCATTGACTTTGTTATGACTGTTCTACGACCTGGTATCTTTAATGGTTTATGGGCTGGTTTATCCATGTTAGTTTTTAACATAGACCTTAGTTTTTGGTTGAACCATTTCAACCTCTCTTGTCCTGATATTCATAGCTTCTTCTTCAGAAATTTTTCTAAATGAATTTACGTCATTTAGATTATCAGATAAGTAGAACAATTCATCGATGTTTACATCTTCAAATTTACGATCTTCATAATCTGTCATTTTAGCGGTTGGTGATGATGGATCATAACCCATTATACTTTCTCCCATTCATCTTGGATCTGCTTCCATAGTTGAACGATAGTAGCCATTTCATCTTCTACCTTCTTTATTTGTGGACCTGTAAGCTTTTTTGTTATGGAATCGACGACTCCATCCAACAAACGTGCTATATGATTAGCACCTTCTTGTGATATACGGTTCATTATTTATTCTCCTGTAGTAATGTTTTCTCAGACTTCGTTTCTTTTTCTGTCTGCTTTTCTAAAAAATCTAAAATATCATTTGCGAGTTTTCGAAGTTCGTCAACTGCTAGTTGATGAACAATTGTTCCTTCTCTTTTCTCGATAACCATAAGCATGAGCTCATTTATATATTTACCAAATTTATTTTCCATAACCAATTCCTTGTATATACATATATATTAAGTTTAAAAGAAAACATGTCATTTTTTTAACCGAGACCCTTCCACGTAGCTCCGTTCTTTGTATAGTAATGTTCTACTTGTAGCTGTGGTTCGTATAAATATAAATCTCCTCTATCAGCAATGTCCTTAGCCCAATATCTATCTTCCTTTCCAGACAGCTGTTCATTAAATGGATGTTCTATTAGATAGTCTCTACTATAAAAACAAAATGCATTATGTAAAAAATATCTATCTTCAATGTTCGAATACATATTAGTTTCTAACTTATCTCCAAAATGTGACCATATGTAACGTGGTGTAATTCGTTTCCCTTTATATATTGGAATCTGTTTTCCAAATACAGCTTCACAGCCTTCAAAGTTTGTGAATACAATAGGTCCAATATTTTCATTTGGTAGTAATTTACAATGAGCTGATAATGTCAACAAAACACTGTTTGTCGATTTCTTAGCTAAATAATTTAATGTCTTGCCAGGAGTGTAAGAATTTATATCAAACACTTCAATATCCAACCAATCAAACATTTGAATAATATTCATTGTGTCATCTGTTGAATTATTATTGGCTATTAATATTTCAGTATTTCTACCTAATACATCATTAATTGATTGTAAACAAAATCCAATATGCTCTTGTTCGTTACGTACTCTCAATAATACTGATATCATTTAATTGACTCCATAATTTCTTGTAGTGTTTCTATAGTAATGGCTTGATCCGGATCACTGATACTATTATCTGGATCTGGATGGGATTCAAGTGCTAGACCATCAGCACCAGCAGCCATGGCTGCTCTCGAGATAGCTGGTACAAAATTTCTATATCCTGTTGAATGACTTGGATCATATATGATAGGAATATTGCACAGTTCTTTTAATGCTGGTATCATCATGATGTCAGGTGCCCATCTAATCTGAGGAAACACGTGTCTATAACTAGGTGCTCCTACGACTCCTCTCAAACAAATGGCTACTCTTGCTTTACCACCTACTAATAATCTCTCTACAGCTCCAAGTATCTCATCTATAGTTCCCCACGTACCTCTCTTCAATAAAACATTTTTATCTAATTTACCAAGCTCATCTAATAGTGTATAATTTTGAAAATTTCTTGTACCAACTTGAATCATATCAATAGCATCCATAGACAAATTGTTAATCTGTTGCACGTCCATTATTTCACTTACGATGGGTAACCCAGATTCTTGTCTCGCTGTTTTAAGAAATTCCAAACCTGTTTCTCTCAATCCTTCTTTCCAACCATTATCACCAATAGTTCTAGTGATTGGGTAAGTGCAAGGTTTATATGCTCCACCTCTTAAAGCATCGACCCCAAGCTCTTTGAGTTTTAAAGCCCAATTGACAATCATGTCTTCTGATTCCACAGAACATGGTCCTGATATTATAAACGGTTTCTTAGTAAACTGCCATTGTGTTTTATGTAATACCTTATTTAACTTACCATCCTTTTGCAACTGTGATATATAACTATTCATTATCTTTCCTCTTCATGTGGTCTTTGCTCTTCTTGTTCCAGATCACATCCTAAATGATTTGTTCCACTACCAATATAATCCCAATCTACATCATAAGTATTTCCATCACATACTTCACAAACCCAACTATCTCTTGCATCAGTCTGTAAAATATTCTGTTCAGCATTTTTTAAATCATCTTCTGAATGTATATTGGTGCAATCATCTAAATATGATCCAACTCTTCTACTGATCGTTCCATGCTTTACATCTTTAGCTTTCAATATTCGTATTGAACCATTACGTGTTCCGTTTTTGTCAACGGTTACTAAATCATCATATTTATTATCCACAAAATACTCGATTAACGTATCCAATTTGTTTGTCCTATCAGGATGATCTGGTTGAATACCTACTACATGAGTTGCCATTTGTGGTATCCTCCATTCACCATTATCTTTAAAATCGTTTTGAAATACATTCACATATACATCTGCAACTTCTCTTTCTCCCATATAATCTTCATCTCTCCAATAAAAAGTACAATCATACTTTTTAGCTATTTCCTGTACCTTTTCATCATTGCTAGTGACAATAATATCTTTTATATATTTTGATTGCTTTGCATGTAATATTGAATGCTCGACTAAAGTCTTATCAGCAATGACTCTCAAATTTTTCTTCTTCAATCTAGTTGAATCAGTTTTAGCTGGAATAATAGCTACTCCATATATTTTTTTGTAATTCATTTGTATTCCTTTAATTTATTAATCGACCAATGATATGCTTTATGTTGCCCTTCCCAGGTCATTCCACCTACATGTGGTGTCACAACTACATTATACTCTTCGTTCATCAATTCAACAATTGGTGACCATTCGTTTGTATATTCATCAACTAATACATCTGTGCCATAACCAGCTAGGTTACCTTGTACTAATGCTTCGCAAACATCTACTTCATTTACAACAGCACCTCTGGAAGTGTTGACTAGATACAAACCATTAGCTTGTGACAATAAATCTTTATTAACTAATTCTTTTGTTTCATCAGTCACATGAATGTGAAGGCTAACAGCTTTGGCCCATTTAAACATTTTTTTAATATCGGAACTGTAATGGTTTAGCATAAAAGCATCTCTTTGATGTAATGGTATATTTGACAAATCAAGATACGGGTCAAATACCTTTACATTTGCACCAAAACAATTACAAAAATCATACATCATTTTACCCAACCGGCCGTACCCAACAATTCCTATGTTCATATGCTTGATCTGATGTCCCATAAAATCTGTATAACTCCATCCGCCTTCCAATATATGCTCCCGAGATAAACTAACCTTTCTGATAATATTCGTAAGTAATGAAAAAGCCAATTCAGCTGTTGAAGGTAATTGTTCTAAGAGTTCCATATCATTTTTATGATGCTGCACTTCTATATTATTTGATTCACAATATTTCATATCAATATGATTTAGTCCCGTAGAGCAACTATTGATAACCTTTATCTTCGTACCTTTTAATATCTCTTCATCTATTATAAAACTCTGTTTATTGGGATTACAAACTATTGCATCTATCTTCTGATCAATTAAATATCTTCTAATCATATGCTTTGGTACATCCGGTACATCAAATGGCTGTCCAATGGATTTTAACAGTTCGTTGATACCTTCAATGTGATCAACAGGTGTCATAACTCCTATTCTCAACATTTTATTAGATTCTCCTTTATATCATCTTTATAATTTATCCGTATCGTAAAAACATCCAAACGCTGTGTTGTTTCTTTTTGACCACTATCTTCAATTATACGTGAAAGCATTGGGATATAATTATAATTTTCATTTGTGAGCTGTGTGCAATCGATATTGACTATGACATCACCATTAATTTTAGCATTATAATATAAAATCTTATCAGCTAATTCAGTTGTAGTGTATTGTTGATTCTTACTGATATATGATAATATTGTATTCATATCGCAATCAACATATAATCTATTACACCATGGTTCAAGCAACTCAATCATTTGTTCATTACAATTTTTAGCAATAATACTTGTATGATAGACTGGTGGTATTATAGGTTTCATATACTCATCATGTAGTACAGGAGTATGCCATTTCCGAAAAAACTCTTTCGTTGAAGCTTCCATTAATACTTGCCAATCTTTAGACTTAGCAGAATGATCTTTTGTAAGCACTCCATGTTCAAATTGACCACCTCTTGCTGTGAGGTGATAGACAAATCCTTGCCATGTTTGTTTTAATTTATACCCCGCCAACTGAAACCTGTTGAAGAGATCACTGTCTTCTCGAGCAGATTTAAACCTGTAATCATGTCCACCTATTGCATTAAAATCTTTTTTAGATACCAACCATGGTGCAAACAATCCCTCAGTCACACCCTTATCATTCTCATGTAGCTGTCTTACCTCTTCGACAAACTCATCAAACTCTTCTTCTTTAAACCCATCTTCTACATCTGTTTCAGGCCACATACCAAAATCTCTCACAATTTTTTCAGGACCTTCTGGATGTAATGGTGGTTCAATTCTAGTAGCACATACAACAGTTTTTTCTGACCACTCGTCCATCATATATTTATCTGCATGTTTTGCTAGCATCATATCAGCATGAAATACGCATACCATTTCTGTTTCTGCTTTTTCAATTAGATAGTCATACGCTCTACCAATACCATATAGTTCACCATTTTCATTGGGATTTACATAATAATCAAAATCTAATTTTTTATAGTTGGAATCACACCATACTAACGTACCATCATCATCTGCATCGATGAAAATATTAATTTTATTATCCTTATAGAAACTGTTCTTTCTAATGGAAGGAATAGCCGCTTCAAGATATCGTTTGTTATTCTTACTTGGAATGCAAAATGTTATCATGTAAAATATCTCCTTAAAACCATTACTACTTTTTCAACATCATCTGGTGTTACACCCATGTGAATTGGTAATGTTATTAATCTGTTACTATATTCTGTTGCTTTGGGGGTTGCTTCTTTACCATATGCATACATTGGATATTCTGTATTAGTTACATAATGAACTCCTGGATATACATTATTTGTGTACATCGCATTAATAATATGGTCTCTATCTTGCTCTGGAACTAAAATCTGATATATATGTCTTGAATTCTTATAGCATTCACTTGGTATATTTATTAACTCAACATCATTTACAAATGAATTTTGAATTTTCCAATCATATAATTCAGCTATTGTATTTCGTTTATCATTCTCCTCATCAAGATATTTCAATTGAACTAAACCTATAGCAGCCATTATACTATTACCATGATACTTGAAACCTATATTAGGAACGTCATATTTCCATTTATAACTTCCGTCCGGTAGCGTTCTTGAATATGTATCTTTATTAATTCCTAACCAACTCATCTCTCTTGCTAATTTGTCACATTCTTCATCCTTAAAACATACCATACCACCATCCGCTGTTGGTAAATTTTTTACAGATTGAAAACTAAAACATGCTGCATCAACATCTTTGCCAACATGCCAGTGAGCAAATCCGGATCCATCATAATTCATTTCTCTTACTCGAGTCCCTGACATATGTGCTCCGTCCAAAATTAATTTGAGTTCATACTTTTTACAGAGCTCTTTCATTGCAAGATAGTTACCAGTATTTCCTCCAAGTCCAACATAAATGACAGCTTGTGTTTTATTTGTAATTAGCCGTTCTACTGATCTGGGATCTAAACATAATGTATTATCTACATCAGCAAATATTGGTGTGAGTTTTTCATACATGATAGCATGGTTTGTGGATACAAAAGTAAGTGGTGATGTAATAATCTCATCTCCATCTCTCCATTTCTCTCTCTGCTTGAAAACATTTAGAGATATATGTAATGCAGCTGTACAAGAATGTAGAAAATGAGCGTTGTTCACACCGGTGTATTCCTTCCAAGCCTCTTCAAATTCAGTAGTCTTGTATCCCATACCAGTCCACTGTTTATCTAAACATTCTTTGATACCATCAAGTACCTCATCTGTTTTGTATTTTGGTTTTAAGACTTGTATGCTCATTCTATAATCTCCAATACCATTTCAATTGGAATGTTCAATTTACCTTCTTTACCTTCTTTCTCAGCGGGTGTCACGACCATCCCTCTTCCACACTCTATCATCCATCTACTCTTTCTATAGTGATCACCAAGATATTTAACTTTCTCATTACCTAATATACGACCAAATTTATATCCATTTAAATACATACTAGTATTTCCAAATGGATCGATTAATAAGAATTCAGTTCCATCTTCTTTAACACCTGTCTGTAAGGGTTTGTTCACGTAATCAAAGCCGTTAATCTTTACCATATCTTCATACTTCAGAGAGACGAAACTTCCTCGTACACCAAACGTGACTTGTTTTCTATCGTACATATGCTTATTGTCTTCTTTCACGTAGTCGACCCAAGTGTCATTAGTCTTCAACCAAAAACTTAATCTTGCTTCTTCTGTTGGATCAAAGTCCCAGGGATAGGCTGGTCCATTACCTACAACTGCTGCACCTTGTGATAATGCTGCTGACACGATATCTACGAAAGACCAGTCCTTAATTAATATATCATCTTGTATAAATAATAAATGTGTATCCGGATCTAATTCATCTTTTAGTGAATGCCATGCTTTATCATAAGCACCCCATTCTAAACCTATATTTTCATATCGCTCATATCTAAAATTTGATTCTACTAATTCAGGTGGATCATTATGACATGCATAAAATACATCAACGTCAGGTCTCTTATTTAATTCTATAAGACCTTCAATATATTCTGTCTGGTTCTCTTTATCATCAAATTTATCAAAGTACCAACCACAAACTATAACCTGTTTTTTCATTTAGCCTCCCAACAACTTGATATCATTATCAACCATTCTATTTATCATCTCTTCAAAAGTGGTCCTTGGTACCCATCCCAGCTGCTCTCTTGCTTTTGTAGAATCACCACACAACACAGCAACCTCAGCAGGTCTCATAAATCTCGGATCCTGTTTTACATAGTTACCCCAATCTGTGATTCCTACACGGTTAAAAGCAATGTCCAAAAATTCTCCTATCGTATGAGCTACACCGGTTGCTATAACATAATCGTCTGGTGTTTCTTGTTGCAACATTAACCACATACATTCCACGTAGTCTGGGGAGTAACCCCAATCTCTTTTAGAATCTAAATTGCCTAATGTGATATGTGGTTCAAGACCAAGAGATATTTTAGCTACCCCGTTAGTTATCTTACGTGTCACAAATTCGATACCACGTCTTTCTGATTCGTGATTAAACAATATACCGCTCACATTAAACATGTCGTATGATTCTCTATAATTTTTTGTAATCCAGTGACCATATAATTTGGCAACTCCATAAGGGCTTCGTGGATAAAATGGTGTGTTTTCATTTGCTGGATTTTCTACCATCCTACCAAACATTTCTGAAGTTGATGCTTGGTAAAATTTGACAGATTTACCATACTCTCTTATAGCTTCCAGCATTCGTAAAGCTCCGAGACCAGTGACGTCACCAGTTTGTTCAGGAGTGTTCCAACTTTCACCGACAAAAGATTGAGCTGCTAGATTATAAACTTCATCCGGATCTGACTCTTTGAGACATCTTACTAATGAATTTTGATCTGTGAGATCTCCATTTAGAAAAGTAATCTTACCTTCCAAGTGTTTTGTATTTGTACGATTTGGACTTGATGTCCTTCTTTCCATACCAAATACTTCATATCCTTTTGATAGCAATAAATCAGCAAGATAGCTTCCATCCATACCATTTATACCTGTAATGAGTGCTTTCATAATATCATCTCCTTATGCGATTGGGTGATCCATCAATTATGGGCAAAGGTACTACCATATCATTTTCATCTCTATTTGGTAACCTTCCATATTTTTTAATAAATTCATTTGTGCTATTTGCTTCGACATCTGCAAGACGTTGAGGTCTTTGTTTTAAATTGTCATCGGGGAATCTGCTAGCACGAGAAGCAAAATGGTACATCATCGATTGAGTGGTTAGTCGAAAATCAAATCCTTCATTCATCATTCGAATAAATAAATCAGCATCTTCCCAATAAGCTGGAGCGAATCTATCATCATTACCACCTATATAATCCCAATCAGCTTTTTTGACCAAACCACTAACACCTTCCGCTTTTCTATATTGATGCATATTCTGATCACAAAAAGCATTAGCCCATCTATTGAATAATTGTGAATCAAAATCGTCATGATACGCACCAAACATGTCCTGTTCAACAAATATAGTTCCAACTCTCTCCGTACCTATTTCACCAAAAATATCTGGTTGTACTCTGTAAGAAAATATCATCCATCTAGTGTCCGGATTTGCTCTTTCATTTTCCAAATAACAGTCCATCAATGCTTTATCCCAATTAGGTGCACAATAAAGATCCGCTTGTAAAAAATTTATAAATTTTGTTTTAGCTTTATCAGCACAAAAGTTCATACCTCCGCCAATACCACGTTTTGGATTATTCTCTGTCTCAATATAAACATCTAAGTTATATTTTTCCTTATTATGTCGTAACCATTCATTAGTACCATCTGCACAATTTTCTGCATACACTATGAAGGGTGCTTCCTTATCGTGAGAATTCTGTCGTACAGATTCTATACACAGTTTCATATATTCTAAATTATTATATACTGATAAACAAAACGTAACATTATTCATTTCAATCTCCAAACTTGTATCCAAGATGTTCTATGTCATCTTGCATATAATCTTCTATGTAACTTAACAACTCATCATCATAATAGTCAACATAATTTTTCTTTTTTCTTGGGTTTTTATTTATATGTGGTAGCTGTACTTTAGGTAGGTCATGCTTATCACAAAATGTATCTAAATCGGATTCCAATGTTTCAAAGCGCAACACATCATCTACTATAAGGCTTCCATCTTCTTTTGTGATGAAATGAATTTGCTGTATCCAATCTAGGAAATGAGTCAACCACAAATATTTATTTTCGAATAGATACAGATCATTATTTTGCTCTTTTGTCATTCTGTAGAAATGATCTTTCCGTTGATATTTTGGACCGAATAGTTCCTGTTCTTTTAATGGTGTTTTAGGATGCATAACCATTTCTAAATGTGGAAAGGACGCTCCTTTTGAATGTGGGTTCATAATCCATTCTTTGAAATTTAATGTCGTACCATCACGTAGAGTTTCGTCCCCACCAAAAACATAATTTCCAGGAAACAAATTGTATAAATCTTTTTCTCTTTTCCGAAAGTGATATAAACTTACCAATCTATCCCACGGATTTCGTACAACACAAAACTTTATGTAATCATTAAGGTCCCATCCATATCTATTAAATGTCAATTCAGTCATTCGACCTTCTACGATACTCCTTTTTAAATCCGGATCTGCTGGTATATTAAATGCTTTTTCTATACTCTTACCAGCACATTTAGGGACGTGAATAAATAATAATTTTAACTCTTTATTGATATTCACAATTCCACTCTTGGTATGATATCAGATGCAGGATTAGTATCAGATATAATTTTAAAATCAATTCCCCGAGACGATAAATATTTATAAAGTGCTGGTGTGCTATCTCTTACTACTTCAATCTCATATTTATTCATTGGTGTTGGTGCATATACTATATTTTCTTTTCCTTCGTAGGAATGATCCTGCCAAACATCTTCATATGGATCGTCACCAAACTTACTAAGGTCTCCAATGTCCCAACCTAACGTGGTAATGCTTTTAACTCCTAGGTGCACGCATAAATGAATAACAGTTTCATAAAAGATGCCAGGACCATACCATCTTGTTAATGTCTTATTAAGTTCCCAGTCACTAAAATTTTCAAGCTTAGCTTGTGTGCCATTCATTTTATCAACTGTATCTGTTCCATGATTACCTTCAATAGGTAACATAATATCACATGGTATTTTATTATCAAGAATCATATTTGGATGATAATGTTCAAATACTTCCCACACTACAATATTATTTTTATAACCATCATATGGTTCATAGTTAGTAAAATTCAAACAATGAAAATCTGCTACGTCATAAAAATCTTTGATGCTTTGTTTGATACAAATTACTACCTTATCTTTTAATTTTTCTTTGATATATTCTACAGAATATTTTTTCAATGATGGACCAGCCGCTAGAATGAAACAATCTTCATCATAATATTTGCCCCATAGATAATCAACTCTATCTTTTATTTCAGGTAGCTTTCTGATCTGTTCTGCAACGAAAGGTGTTTTATCAATCATAACATTAACTCCTCTACAATCTTTATATCTTCAGGTGTATCAACTGCATGACTGCTTGCGCTAACCCTTACCATATGTACAGGATAATTCATTTCAAGAAATCTTAATATCTCAATGTCTTCATACCACTCAACCGGTGTTTTATCTCTACTACTAAACATTTCAAGTTCACGTTTATTAAAAACGTATATACAAACTTGTTTATGTAATCTATCACCTATACCAGTTTTAGTACCAGGTATTGTTGATCTGGAAGCATACATTAGATCACTGTTCTTTTTCATTACCATCTTTATCGTATTTGGATTGGCAGCTTCATTCTCATAAACAGATGTGTAGCAATTCACAACTTTATCATGATATTTGTTTTTAGCATATATTGCTTTCCTAATATCTTGCTCTTTCAACATTGGTTCATCACCTTGTATATTGACAAAATGATCATAATCAAGTTCCATAGCAGCTTCAGCAACTCTATCTGTTCCTGTAAGACATTGGTCACTAGTCATTATAACATTGTAACCTAATTCTTTACATACCAGTCGTATTTCATTATTTTCTGTTGCTATGTATACATGCTCACGTCCTACAACTTCTATGGCTGTGCTTGCGACGTAACTTATCATTGGTTCACCAAATATTGGTTGTAGTGGTTTTCCCGGGAACCTGCTACTTTGGTAACGTGCTGGTATAACTATGCACGTCCTTGGTGTCACTAAATCAGCTATATCACGTTCTTTATAAGCTGCTTCATATAAACCACTAAGCACATCAGTGATCTGTCCATCTGATAAATGTGAATTGAGAAGTCTTTGAGCATAACTAGGATGTGTTTTGTAGCGAGCTGTTTGCATATAATGTCTATTCCAACCCCATTTACATTTACGTTGTAAAGGAACAAACCATTTATCAACCACATCAAATACTTCTTGATGAAAACCTTTATCTAACATTAAATATTGTTCTGTCCTAGCGTTGCCAACACCTCGACCCATACCAGTCATTGTTGTATCAATTAAATCATATTCTAATCTTTCAGCTTCAAGTACATTTGCAAATGCTAGACCCATGTTGTCGTGCGCATGGAAACCAATCTTTCCAAGTGTGCTGTAGTGACTCTTGTAGTATTCTAGCTTTTGTGGTTTGATTGTACCAAACGAATCAGCTACATAAAAATAGTCAATGCTATTTTTTATTAATCGTAACTCCTCAACAGCTCTAATAAATTCTTGCTCATCTAATAAATCAACTTGCATTAGATTAACACCAACAGTATATTTTTTCTGTTTTAGAATTTTTACCATATCAGGTAGTATACTTAAATTGGCTTTTGTAAGTGCAACTCGTGCTAATGAAAACCAGCTATCTTTACTATGTGGTATGATATCATTAACAAGTTGTTTATCGAGACCTCCCAATACTACATTATAAAATTCCTTGAGGTCTATCATGAAAGCAAGTTTAGTGTTTGGTTTGTTTTGTAAAACAGCTTTAATATATTTTTCATTACATTTTTTATATGGTCCACCTTTAGATGGACTTTTGTAACCAAGTTCTATATATTCAAATCGATCAGTGTTATCCAGAGCTCGTACAGTTTCACGAACCATATCTTTATCAAAAGTCCAATTGGTATAATAACCACCGTCTCTAAATGTACAGTCCAACAACATTAATATTTTTCCATCAACTTTTGTAATTCAATTTGACAGTTATCTTGTGCTTTTGAAGCCATATCTTTTTTGTAAAACTCTAAGTCTCCATTCATTGTAAGATAACCATTATTCAAATATGGTTCAAACTTTTCATATTTTCTATTTTCACATACTAACAAATTATCAACAACGTATTGTTGTATTTGTCTGTTATGCTGTTGTACAAGTAGGTTACAAGCGTTTTCAACATAAGTATCATCCATTCCATATGCACCTAATGAATCAGGAATATCTATTTCATTTAATAATTCTTGATTAATAAAATTCATCCACCCACCACCAATCTTAACATACGGCAATGCTTTCAACTGAATATCTTTTAATCTTTTGTACACGAGTTTATCTATACTATACGGATCAATTCTTAACCATATTTTACTTTCCACACCCATATCGATAAATTCATCATTACTAATTACGTTCCAACTATCATCCCACAACCTTGGAATCTGTCCGCTGACTATTATTTGATTATCACCAAGTGTTTGTATTGCGTTATCTATATAATGTAATGTGTACATACTAAAATGCAAATCCAAATCTAGGTATCCAATATAGTCATGTGAACTAGTCCGAGCCGCTTTTCTCCTAACACTGTTACATCCATAGTCACCACTGTAAATAACTTGTGTTGTTGTGCTGGGAAGCATTGCACACAGATCTTCAAACTGTTGAATAAAAAAGGACGGTTGTAATATTGAATCTTTCCAATTATATTTATCTTCGCTGACATTTAACGTAATATCAAAGGCATAAGACTTTGCTTCTGTAAATTCTAAATTACGTTTTAGCTGCTCAACTACTCTTTGAAAATCATGCATCTCGTGTGCAAACACATGTATCACTATTTGTATAGTTTTCATATAACCTTTAATGCCCCTGCATTTATCATTGAATCTATAATTACTCGTTCCAATTTAAATTTATGATCTGGTCTACTTTTCTGCATGTCTTCCATTGTTCTCTTATCAGTATGTTTATAGAAATGATAATTTGTATATTTCTTACCTTCACTTGTATTATTATCAAACCCCACAATCGTTACATCGCTATACATTTCCTTCAAATGTAATAAACATTCTAACCCTGTAGTAGGCCACCTACCTTCAAAATTATATTCCCCAGTTACAGTTTCTTCTATTGTTCTTGGTACAATTTCAAAATCTGGATACGAGTGTTTCAGTTGTCTCATCATACCGTATTTGAAGTTTGGTATAACCACAAACACTTGTTTAACATCATCAACTGATCTCTTACCAAACCATTCACCGGTGCAAAATCCATCATGTATATAAAGCAAATCAGTTCTAGTTCCAATTACATCTTTATATCGCTCAACACCCTCAAAAAAACCCCTATTTATCCTGACGATGATATCGTATTTTGATATCAAATCTAGATTGAGTTTGTCAACTACAGTTGGTCCGTTACCAATTACAAGTACTTTATCTTGGGATCTTGGAATAAAATTCATTTTGTTTTTCTTGCTGTTCAATAGTTTTTGGATGTTGGATAGCAAATCGTTCTTCCTGTGGTAGAAAGGAATAATTTTTGAATCCTGTTAATGTCTCGTGCACAGATCTGTCCCAGTAAATATGCGATTTATTCTGCCATAGCCTAGACTGCCAATCAGGCCAATTGATGTAACCTTTATCATTAACCTGCCAGCCCCATCTCATAACATGTCGCTGAGTAAGTCCACTGACTGTATTGATTCTTGGTACATAAAACATTTCAATATCTTTATTATGTTCCAATATTGTTTTTAGATTTTTAAACATCAACTTATGTGGTAGTTCATCAGCATCTATATTAAAAATCCAATCCCCTGAGCACATTAATCTGAGTGCGTTCTTTTGTCCAGCAAAGTCTCCTTTTAGATATCTCTGTTCAAATTTCATGTTATGTATTGACACATAACCATCTAATATAGTTTTAGTTTTTTCGTTAGTAGAGTAATCATCTAATATAACAATCTCATCCTCTTTATCTTTATGTTCAACTAAAAACTGTAACAGCTTTTCTAAGTTGTCCGTTTCATTATGAGTTAGTAATGAATATGATATTTTCATTAATCTTCCTTTACCTTATTAACTAATGTGAAACCAAGACTAGTATAATCTATATTTAATACTTTCAATGCTGACAGCTTCAATTGCTTATATGTTCTATAAGCTTCCTTTGCCTTTGGATTGACACTTAGGTTTTTATACAACATTTTTCCATCAAATGCAGATGGTGTAAATCTAGTTGCCATTTCAATTCTATTATACGGTCTAGGTGCTTGTACTCTATTTTCAGTTACAAAATCTAACATAACATTTAGTCGACGAAAAATATCCTTACATTGATTAATTGGTAAATAATTTAAATTGAAACCATATAAAAAATCTTTATCTTTATGCATGACGAAGCATGATGGATTTCTATCATAAACACCAACAGCATTATAATAGAAGGTTACTACCATTCCTGGTAACACCCTAGCATCTGCTATGTCTATAACATCTCCTAGGAACGCGTGTCTATATCTGCGACGTAGCCTGGCCATGAAACTTTTCTATTACAAATCCAAGTGCTTCAGAAAACAACTTACTTTCAATTTTATCTTCACCGAAAACCGCTTCGTACATCAACACTCCATTATCATTGTATGGTGTTATTGCACCAAATTCAAATTGCACTTGTGATGGTATCCACATTTGATTGTCTATAAATCTTACAAACGTTTTCATATCCTCTTGCAATACATCATACGGTTCAGATTGTTCATCCAAGTCCTTATATACTTCATCTGTTGCCATTCCACAATGCTGACATTGCATAGCAGTACCCTGTACTTTTAAGTTATGTGTACCACATAGCGGACAATCTAATTTAACATCCATTATATCGTCTCCAGTTTAGGTAATTTGATCTGCATAGGTTTAGGAATTTTATTTTTTAAATCGCTAAAAATATTAACAAGTTTATCAGTCATTGCATCCAAACTAAAATCTTTTCTATTCTGTTCTGAAACCTCTTTTCCTAAACGTTTCCACTTAGTGTGATTCTCATTATAAAAACTTCTAAATCTTTCATAAGCTGACATCTCGGAAGCTGTAAACCATGATGACTCTTTTACGATGATATTTTCCCACACTACATCATCGGGTACTTGTGTCATCTCACCTTCAATTAAACAACATTTGTCTTCCGGAAGAAAATCTAATTGTCCGGACCATTTAGTAGCACACACTGGAAGTTCAGCAAACGTGGCTTCCAACATTGGTCGGCCAAATCCTTCTCCATGTGTCAATGTTATCAATCCAAATATCTTATCATGGTTGTATAACTGATTCATTTCTTCCTCAGTTAAATTAGCATGTAATAAATAAATTGGTGGTACTTTTATGCCTGGTGGAAACTGCTCTTTTATTGCTGCTATTTTCTTTTTTACTTCATGATAATCTAATTGTGAATATGTTGCTCCGTTCGTCTTCATTAATAAACCGGGTGGGTTTGGTTTATTTCCAAATGTTTCAATATACAATTTAACTAGTCGTGCTATATCCTTTCTATCATTTCCAAACCCACCTTGAGTCCACTGACCTACAAATAATGCACTTGGTCGTTTTACAATATTACTAATTTTATTTGCAAATTTTTTATCAATTTCTTTTTTACTAAGTTTTCTAAAAATGTTTGGATCTAAACCTTCATGCACAACTTCAATTGGTACTGTACATTGTAATGATTGTTGGGTAGGTTGTCCATTTTGTTCCATTTCATATGTAGTTTCCATAAACCCCGTCTTGGCATGTTCTGATGGAACTATTAATAAGTCCATTTGATTTGCACCTTGAAGAAATGCCGGGGAAACTATATTTGTTTCAATACCAGCTGTTATACCAACATTGATTTTTCCAGGTGTTATAAATTCATTTGGTATTCGAATATCTATATAGATATCAGGTTGAAAACTTAATTCTGATGGATTAGTCAATCGTTTTTTTATTTGCGTTTCTATTTTGCCATCATTTTCTAAAGCATCTTGTGGTGTATCACCCCAACGAACATCTAATATCAATATATCAAAATCTTCAATTGTTACTAATGATGCAAAAATTGATCTTGCATGATCTCCATAACCAGATCTCGAACTAAACGGTCCACACATTACAACTTTATTCATGCTACTTCCTCCAATCTAAAATTATCAACCGGTTTCCAGTTATCAAATGCTCTGTCCATACTATCAATAAACCTCTGTCCCATCAACTCAGCTGTCATACCTGTCTCTTTCTTCTTGATCCAGTCCATAGCATCTGTAGATATCGTTTGCTTTTCTTCTTCAGTTAGGTTATAGATATTTAATATTTGATCTCCAGCATCATCATACTGACACCTGTCATCAAAAATGTATGGAGTAGGTGGTGATCCTTGTAAAGATCTGTTTGTAGGCCAAACCGGAAATGCCCAGCTACTATGAGTAAGTTCCGGATTGTCCTTCCACATTTTATTATTATGTAATGATTCAATCTCTAAGTAATCTTTTTCATCCAGGAATTTATCGTTCAACTTAAATCCACATTGATCTTGCAATCCACCAGTAACATTAATTAGTATAGGTTTACCAACTGCTAATGCCTGACATGAACCCAAACCAAATCCTTCATTACTTGCGAGATTTATATACATGTCAGATGCATTGTATAAGAAATTCATAGATTTATCATCAAAAGGACCATTGTTAATTGGATATGTAAAGATTACTTTACAATCTGGTATTATATGCTTACACATTCTTGGTAAATCTGTACCATTTTCATCTACAGGTGCAGTGTGCCAGATTAATGCTACTTTATCTTTCTTGTCTTCTGGTAGCTGATCGACGAAATGTTTAAATGCTAAAGCAACATCACCTGGTTGTTTACGTCTTATATTTCGATTTAAATATAAAACTAGAAATTCATATTTATCAAATCCAAATTTTTGTTTGAATTGCAGAAATTCTGTATTAACTGTACTGACTGGAAAGAATTTTTTTGTATCGATACCATGTGGTACATATGATAGCTGCCAATCTTCAAGTTCCGGAACAACTTTCTTTACGATATTATATGATTGTTTTGATATTGCCATCATCAAATCACAACTCTTATAATAATTTCTATTATACATTGGATATGGTAAATCATCCCAAATAGTATAAAAGAATATGGGCATAATTTTTCTCAACTCACCTTCCATTTGATATAGCCATATCCAAAAACGTGGATCTGTATAGTGCAATATTGCATCAGGCTTTTCCATTTTAATTACTTCACGGAGGGTCATTGGATCACCGTAACCATCCACAGGATATAATTTTAAATATGGATTTTTTATTCCCCAATCCTTCTTTGCTACCTCTGACATGTCAGAAATCTTACCTTTTTCAGGATGTTGTATCGCTCCAGCAATCTGAACCCAATCATAGTGGTGTAGTGTGTTTTTTACTATTTCATGAGACATTACGGCAACTCCGGAATGCATTCTTAAATCATCTGATAGCAACAGTATCTTTTTCTTAGACATTATAACCTCTTTTAGTATTTTATTAGAAGCAGGATCCGCTTAGCTGTGTATTGTCAATAGTATCTTTAAATGTGTCATCTTCAGCATATAAGTGTAGTGCTCTATTAGTCAATTTCTGTAGTGTCATTTGTGACCCAACGCATAATATTTTAAACTGATTATAAAAATCCTGTACAACCTTGACTGAAGTTAGTTTGGTTTTCATTGTACTTCTCCATGTAACATATATGTATATATGTATATAGAACTAATGAAAAACCTTTGTTTTTTTGTTAAGTTTTTTTGCATAATTAATTGTATAATTACTTCCTGGTGATTCGTCACCGTATGTTATAAATGCTATCACAATATCACTAAAAATAGCTATCTGCTTATTACGCTTGAAGAAGTTTGAAACATGATATGGTTTCCCATATTGATCTTCACCAAATCTACAGTATAAATTATGTTGATGATGTGCTGGTGGAAATTCTTCATATTGAAGTCCTAATTCTAAAGCATATTTTTTAGCATATCTATCCGAGCCCTGTGGACATCCACCACTTACTACGACAGTATCTTCACCATACTTTGTTTTTAAATGGAAACAGAAATCCTTAATACGCTGTCTATTCTCATAAGTTCTACTTCCTATGATTGCAACGCGTAGTGGTTTATCTGTTGTGTTTTGTTCTGTGCCCAACGGTTGATAAAAGTTCTTGTAATGCTTGTATTCCTTTGTGCAAGGTACCTGAAAATTTCATAAAATAGGTATGCACAATATCTTCTGTAGATATCAAAAAATAACAAGCCTCAGTCATATCTCTTGTTATCTTTGTACCTAAATGGATAAGTTTTTTTTCGTGTTTTTTTACAAATTTAGCGACGTCTTCATCTGTTACGTTTTGATTGAATAACACTAATTTTAACTCACGTTTATTATCTTTTAAGAATTCATAAACAATATCAACATCTTTATCTTTATCATAAACGTCATCTAACATCAATCCTAATAGCCTCATTATTTGACTCCTTCTGTACAATCTTCTGTATCTAAGAATTCACAAAATTTGCAACTTTTCTTTGATGGAGTTGCTTTTAAATTTTCTACAATGTATTTACCATCTTCATCAAAAGTGGTTTTAACAAAATTATCTAATAACTGCCTAGCCCTATTCAGAGACACCTTTCCGTTAGCTGGTACAAATTTTTGAATTCGTTTTTGAGGAAACTCAGCTTTTTCATATAAACGTCTTTTTAAAATAAAAAATTCAATATCGATATCTTCCGGAGCTACAAATTTTTGTTCAGCATAAAACATCTTATACAATAAGAGTTGCGCAGCTTTTATTTTATCAGCTTTTACATACTTATTCCATCCCATGGTTGATGTCTTTAAATCTAAAATCTTTATTCTACCACTTGAATGTTGTAATACTACATCTAAGAATCCTATCATTCGAATCTTATCTCTTAACTTAACATTCAATGGTATTTCACATCCAAGTAATTTCCATTCACGCTTTGAAAAATAGTCACCTCGCTTCTTTTTCAAGAAATCTAAAATTGCTACCCCGTCATCATAAAATTCTTCTATCTGTTTTTTATCACAAGGAGCTTGATTATCCTTTTCTTGAGCTTTTAGAAATTCACTTATCAACTCATCCTTTAACATAACATTCAAATCCATTTTATCAGCTGCTACAGCTGTTGAATTATATATGCAATCTAACCATGTTTGAATTACTGTGTGCATTGCACTTCCGAAAATAAGATGAATATTGCTGACAAACGTTGATTTCTTATCAACGTATCTTAGCTTATACTGTTTAGGACAATTTTCAAATAAACTTAACTGTGAATAAGATATGTTTGGCATTATTTAATTCCGTATATTGTTTTCATTTGCTTTATATCTGCTGCAGTCAAAAAATTATAGTATTGCGCGGCTTCTTTTTTACTAACCTCAAAATACTTTGCAACTAACTCAACATCCTTTTGAGCTTTAGTTTTCTTGCCTTTTATATATTTTGCAAATCTAGGTTGTTTTGGTAACATTCTTCTGTACATATCATAGATCACTGGCTTGCTAAAACTTACGAACTTTTGTACGTGGTTGACAACATCTAAAAGCTCTTCATGTAAAGATAAATATCTATGTATCATGTAAGGTGTAAACGATTTCCAATCCTCATCTGTAAACGTATCAGGATTACTTTTCGTTACATTAATTTCCTTTAGCCAATCAAAGAGTGTCATCTGGCATCAAGCTCTTTACTAACTCACCACAGTTTCCACAACTATAGACTTGAACTGGTATTACAGCTTCTTGTCCTGTTGGTGAAACGATGGGTGATAGTCGTTTTAAAATAAACGTTGTTATAAATGATGCGTTCTGACATCCTTTACATTTTATCGTTTCTGCTTTTGCCAAGTCAACAGCGACTTGGGTTGGGTCCATTTGAGTACCTTTCATTATATTTTCTCCTTCAATGCACTAATCATTGCTGCAAAGTTTATCTCCTTGTCAACGACTAACGCATCTTGATATTGATACTGTGCTACTATTAACAAAATCATGTCAGCATTTTCTTCTGAAATTTGTTCGACGTTTTCATATAAAAAAGTGAACAGCTCACTAAAATCTCTTATTGCATTGTCAGCAATAATCTGTCGTACGTGAGCTACATCTCTCCTTTCTATAATAGCCTTCAAGATATTATTTTTAAAATCGACGTTTAGTAGACTCTTCGTATCTAATACCAATTGATTATCAGTTATAGATTTTTGAAGATTGTTAATTACCCTTCTCATGTCCGGATATGAATTATCTACTATTATTTTTACATCTTCGAGTTCATATTTTACTCGCTCTGAATCCAATATTGTTACAACTTTTCTAGCTGCATCTGATTTAGTTGGGATGGTAACATGAAATGTTTGACATCGCGATTGTATTGGATCAATAATTCTTTCTACATAATTACATGTCATTATAAATCTTGAATGTTTACTAAAAGTTTCCATAAGATTACGTAATGCCGCTTGAGCATTGGGTGTAAGGAAATCAGCTTCATCTAATATGACAACTTTTAGATTACTAAAACCTACTGATGATACAAACGCTTTTATTTTAAATCGTATCGAATCGACTGAATTTTCATCTGAAGCATTTACATAGAGATGATCACATTCAATATTCTTGACAAGCAATTTTGCTAGTGTTGTCTTACCGGTACCTGCTTTTCCATACAATAGAAGATGTGGAATGTCTCCATCGGTTATAAACGTCTTTGAAGCTCTGATTAATTCATCAGATCCAATATATTCTGATAACCTGACCGGTCTATATTTTTCAACGAGTAGACTATTCATTTTCTAATGTCTTCATATAATAAATTGCAGTGTAATCTGAACTTTCGAAAGTCACTCTTAGCAACCCTGCATCTGATAATTCTACTACTCCATCGCATTCCTTATTAGCTGTTAACAACTCTTTGAATGCATTTGCATTTATAACCTTCTGTTCCATTAACGGATCAGTCACTTCTGCGTTTACCGGAATGCTAATTCTATTCGTGTTAGTATTGCTCATACCCAATACAAATTTACAAGTCTCCTCAGGGATTATAGTAAATGTATCTGCTTCAGGTAATGCTGTTTTGGATCTTATATAAGTTGATACAAAATCTGACGTGAGCTTTACTTTTAGACCAAATTCAGGTATCTTTTGTAATTTAGGTACCTGTGGTATTACAGACATATCAGCTAACAAAGCTGTTACAACTGTTCCGTCCGATTGCATTGATAGGTTGATTGGTTTTTCATCTATCTTAACAACATGCACCTCCATTGGACTATTCAATACAGATAACATTCTTGAGAACATGGTAGTATCAAATATACCATATGTACCATCTTCGATACTAACATCAGAATATGATACGTGTCCCATCATTGATCTATCTTCAGTAATGAAGTCAGTTTGTATAGTATTATTTTTACATACTATAGCAGTGCTTTCAACTAATCCATTAAGATAGTACTTTTGTATAAATGATTGTAACCTATTTTTATTCATATTATTCCTTTTATTATTTACTATTAAACCAGGTACTTCCTTCTTCTACATTATAGCCTCCAGAATACGTTCCAGCTGAATCGGACGTAGCTATTATAAATTGTGCCACACATGTTCCTGGTGTCATAAAAACATTTCCTGCAACGAGATTGTATATCATTCCACAAATTGGTCCTTTGAATCCACTATCATATAAACCAGAATGTACAATTAGACCATTTCTATTCAATGTGGATCGTGTATGCAACCAGCCTACTAAACCTTCCGGTACTTCGATATAAGTTTCAGAAGCAAAGTCATATACACCATTAAATAAATTCCAAAAACCTTTTTCATTTACAGTTACCGAGTTTCTGTTTCTATGTCTTTTACTTGTAATATCTGCCTCTTGCTGTGCCACTTTCCATATCTGATCTGCAGTTATATCTATAGCATTTGGTTGGATGTTCTTTTCATCGACATTTTTTATCCAACCTTCTTCTATACCTTTCTTCGGATTAATAAACATGTTTATCTCCCATTATTAGGTTAAGCCACCTTCAATGCCTTTTGTTGTCACAGCGATAGCATTCCATGGATGCAAACTTTCTTCATGTGATATCGAGACACTAAAGTCGAAAATCTTTTCTTCTTCATACCATTCATCTAATGCTTGATGTAATATTCTTGCTACATCTTCACTAAACAAAAGATTTGAACCATTTAACTCTGCAAAAGCCTGTTCATCTTTTCTCTTTACTACTATCTGCACTTCCGTTGGAACATGCTTTCTACACAGTTCTACTAAATCTTCTATCCACACAATCTTATCCGGATCAAACTGAACGGTTACAGTTGCAATTGACCTCTGACTATGTGCATTTGCGGCTGCATCTCGTTTAGTTCTTGCATCATAAGCTAATTCAAAACTACATGGACATGTTGATGAGTAAACATATTCAACTGTCAGATAAAATTTATATCCACTATCTTTTGAATATGATCCATCAAGTACCGTCTTATAAGCTATATGACCTTGTAAATCAGATCTCAAAGAATCCTGAGTCCATGGGTACTTAAATCTCAATTTGCAAAAAGCATTGTCTGATCCCTGTCTATCAGCTAACTCTGCAAGAGCTTCTTTGATTCCATCTAATGACAGCTTATCTTTTATCTTATCATGCATTAATAAGTATAAGCGAGATAGGTTTAACCCCTTTGCATTAACATCATCTAAAGAACAGTATAACGATGCTTCTGCCTGAAGCGTTTGGCTTGTTCCGTCACGTCTCATTAAACGAACAGGAAGATCTACTGGTGCTATTCCAACCTTCTTTAACGGTACCCTGGCTCCTGGTATAATTGGATCAATTTGTGGATCAGGTAGTTCATTTGGTACGTGTTCATCGTCATATTTGAATATGAGATCTGGCATCTTTTCTGAATAATCAATCGACATGTAGTGTTCTCCAAGCTATAAAATTATCATCAACTGTTTGTATTTCAATATGAGATAATTGTTTGTTAAAATCTAATTTTTCCATCACAATATTATCAACAAAACCATCTGTTATCTTTTCACCACTATATCCATAAACAAATGGCATAGATGTGTCATTAGATCTGATGAAGCTATAGTCGTTATCATAATAGTATGATAGCTCATTTATACCAGCATTATCTGATCCGAGTAAATGAGTCTCCTTACCAAACTTATCAGGCGTCATTTTGTGATCAACTAAAAAGTCTATACACTTAATTCTACCACGTGTGCAATTACCTTCTTCATGATGATTACCAACAAACGATTCAGGTACAGATAATTTAGATAAACCAATAACGTCTATTTCTTTCATTTGAACTAGAGCTTCGTAGCAATCTAACCATTCGTCAGCTGTTCTTCCTTGTGGTATAGCCATGAATTTGGTACTATCAAACATCCACACATCTTTGTGAAGAATATAACTTGTGAAGTCTCTTACACTATCGACAGTACCTGGACCGTCAAACAATATATCAATAGCACATATCTCATCAGCTTCTATTTTCTTTGCAGCTTTGTATACCATATCTCGTGGTACTCCTCTACCCTGTTCTTCAAACTCAAAAGCTGAATTATCCATTATCGTATATTTTGTTGTATTCTTATAAAATCTTGCATACTTGTTATCTTGCAAGACAAGATGAGCTAATGCCATATGTCTATTGGACAAAGCAGCATGGGATTCTAAATGTGGGGTGCTTGTAATAAAGCAAATATCAATCTTCAATTATACCTCCTTGTATGTCGTCTTCGAAGACAGAAACTTTCCAATTCCTCTCTCCGTATTTATCAATTAAATGTTTCAATACATTCGACGCTATCATTTCACAACTCATAGCACCAAATTTTTTCATATATTTACCTTCAAAGCATGTATCAATTATTCTCATCAAGTCCATTCTCAACATTATGAACTCTACTTCTCTATCATGATGCTCAACATCACACTCGACATAAAAATGAAAATCATGATGATGTTCATGTTTTAAAAATCCTACTTCAGGAAAATGTTCATCAGCACCAGGCCAATTATGTGTGCCTAATACTATATGCTTTACTCTAATTCTTGCCATTTAAATAATCCTCAACTTGTTTAAATAATGTTTCTAAACTACCAATGTTATTAATAATGTAATCACACTTTTCTTTTGCAGTTGTATTTACAAAATTTTCAGACACGTGTTCACTTTGATGTTTAGTCAATCCTGTTCTACCATCAACATATATAACATCACCACCATTAGACTTTATCCAATCATATTCAATTTCAAATCTTACATCAGATACAACTATATTAGTTTCACCGTTGGTACCAAGTTCTTTTACCTTTTCTTTGATTGATCTTTCTAACCAGTAAGTATCTGCTATTCTATATCTCATATCCATACCATACAACTGTAGGAATCTTCTTACTGAAAATGTGCCATAATCCATAAATCCTTCTTCATGATACAGCTCATCAACAAGCGTCAATTCTTTATTCTTTATCTTCTCTAATGTTTCAAGGTCCATATTAAGATAGTTACACAAATCAACTTTCATAGCATCAGCAGCTGCTACTCTATTGTAATGGTGATAGTCTACTAAATAATTAGCTATAGTATCTTTTCCTGAACCACCTTTACCGCATACACCTATTATATTCATTATACCTCCCTTTCAGTGTCAAATGCAATTATATGATCTCTACCAGTCATTCTATATCCTCTCTCAGCACAGAGTTCAAACACTTTTGGATACATTTCTATCAAAGTTTCTCTCGTGTCTCCTGCTGGCATGATATAAGTTTTATTTTTTGGTATATTCAATTCAACTCGAAACATTTCTATTTCATTAATATTTTCTTCTGTCCCATCCCAAACCGGTTTGAAATGATAATCGGAATGGTATGATATTAACTCTTCTATCGTATCTAAATTTAGCCTCATTCTATTATGTACGTCAACAAATTTCTGATCAACTACTTGACCTTTTGGTGTGACAGCTCCAATCACTGGAACAGAATTACTAAATTTTGGACTTAGACTTATTAGGTCAATTGGTATGTCTGTTTGTATTACATGTGAACCTTCTGTTTCCATTGTAACAAATATTTCACGCTGATGGGCAAACTGTGTAAGATCATTTACTAAATCTCTATGCATACTTGGTGATCCACCTGTCAACATCATTTCCTTGATGTGTGGATTATCATCATAAATTTTATGAATATCATCCCAAGTATATTTTCCTTTCTCCGGATGAATGCTAGTATACCAACTATCACACCAACCACCTTCACCAAAATAACATCGATGAGTACACCCTGTTGTTCTCACAGCAATAGTTGGAGTTCCAAATCTACTACCTTCTGATTGTACGCATCTGTATAATTCTAATATTGGAAGAACTTTAGACATAGTATTCAGCCATATTATCGTTATGTTCCCACACTTGACATTTATGCACCTTTACTCTACCATCTGTTTCTTTGTGTACTATTTCTTGTAAGTAGTTACCAATTAGTTCTGCAAACTTTTCACATCCTACACCATCTTCCAACACTCTAAGATCTATTATACCACGTCTATACATTTCTTCAAACAATTCAAGTTCCGGATCATCTGCTGCTACACAAGTGGTATGATCAAACATATGTTTCATCCACTCTTTTACTCCATTACGTTTAAAACACCCAAAATCTATAACCCAGCCTCTATCATCTAATTCACCTTCAAACCATACCTTAAAACAAAAGGCATAACCATGAATCATATTGCAATGTGAATCAGCCTTCCATTGACGAAATGCTGTACTATATCCTATAAATCTTTTATAACTTCTATGTTTACCCATTATTCTCTCCTTAGAAGAAAGCATCTAATGTATTTACACTATCCACTGGTAATGTCCAATTAAGTGCTCCATAGAATGCTTCCACTTTATTATTAACTGCTTTTTTAAAATTCTTTTTACTATCGACATACGTTTTTATAAACTCTTCAATCTCTTTTGGATTATCTTCCTTCTTAAATGAGATGTTATTAAACCCATACGGATTTTGTTTTAGATATACCCAAAAGATCTTTTCATTTGATTTGATCGGTTCGATCTTACCACTTAAACCCATACGAGTCAACAGAAAATTATAATTAATTGCTCCACGTACATGAACCGGACAACCTTTTGATGGTTGACCTTCTTTAGTCGTATATTTTTTAATTCCTTTTACACCCGTTTGCATTGCAATTAGTTCCAAAGGAAGCATTGTAACTTTCTTCTCATAATCAAGTATAGTTTGATCAACTCCATCTTTATCTTCAAGTTTTAAAATTTTCATCAACACATCACTTAACAAGGTTTTGAATCCTTCTGGAAAATTAGATCTAATAATATCCATACCTTTAACATCTAACTTATCGACTCTGTGACCTTCCTTATCAACCAACCACATACCATAACGCTTTTTAGTTATAAATAAACCAGCACGGCCTACAACTTCTTGTTTAAACGAGAATCCATGTTCATTCAAGTTACATGCTCTCTTAGCAAATACATCTAATCCATCATTAACATATTGCGCAAATTCTCGACATATAGAAATTGTTTGTCCGACCATTGTGTCAATATCATTTGTATCTATATTTGGTTGACGTTTCAATACTAGAGGTTTAGCGCTAAAGAACAAGCTATCAGTGTCTATATAAACACACCAATCTTTATTATCATTTAATTCTTTATTATAAAATTGGTTACCCGCTTTTTCTGCAAATTTGATTATAGCTTGTCCGGTTGATGTTGTAGCTTCAGCATTTTCCAAATCATGAAATCTAAATGTAGGAAGCGCTTGAACTCCATATAAACTGTTCAATAAAATCTTTTGTACATATTGTCTTCTATCATAAAACCCACCTCTGACTGTATCTCCCTCTTTTAGAAACTCATCTCTCTTCTTTTTATATGATACACGTTCTTCAAACCACTCTTTTAAAATCGATCCCAGCACACCTGTATAATCCTTTGAGTACATAATCCCATTTGCAGATAAACTGTAGTTATTTTTTTCCAAATATTGATCTATCTGAGATCCATCTAGTGATTGTGTTTTACCTTTTGATTCTACAACAGACCATTTCTTAGTTGGTTCTCTAAATCGTTCATCTGCTGACCAATCTATAATTTTAGCTCTCTTTGTTTCCGGACTTATATTTAGTGACATAATAATACTAGGATACATTGACGTTGCGTCTATATCAAAAACCCATTCATGTAATCCGGACTGTGGATCTTTTACGAATGCTCCACTGATATGCTGTCTTCCAGCACCACTATAATTAGCACTATTACCAATCTTCTTAGAAGGTGCTACAATGTTTCGTCTCTTTAGATAAGTTAATATTGCACCATCTAATATCTGACTTTGTGTATAAATATTTTCATATGGGATATGACCCTTGTGACATAAAGCTCGAGCTGTCTCAATATATCCGAGCTTCTCATCTAATTGTTTTAATAATTCAACATCTCGGACGTTGTATTCAACATACTTTGTGATATCACTTTCATATAAGTCTTGTAAGGTACCCTCATACTTAATTTTTTTCATACCCACTTCAAGTTCACCAATTGCATCTAATGCATAAGAGGGTCTATCACCCATACTAAACTTTCTATATAGCTTTAGATAATCTAAACTAGAAACACCAGCTATTTTGTATATTCCTTGCGCTTCTCTATAAAATATATTATTGATAGGACTTATACTTTTAGCTAGTTCTTCTCCCACTACTGCACACATTCTGTTGTATAGATATGGTATATCAAAAAGATCTGTATTCCATCCGGATAAAATTGTAGGATTTAATGTTTGCATTAATAGCAAAAATCCTTGCAGTAATTCATATTCTGTCTCGTAACATTGAACTTCAACTGTATCATCATTTAGTTGCGTAAATCTTGTTTGTGGATCCCAAACTAATGCATACATCTTATCTGTGGTTTTATCATATATAGATATTGATGTTATAGCTTGTCTAGGATTATCTTTGTTTGGAAATCCACCCTTCATCTCTACCTCAATATCAAAAAACACCACTCTATGACCAATCGAAGGTTCATCAGAGTCAGCATACAAATCTATTAGAGTTCTCATCTCTGGATGTATATCAGCTTCAAATAACTGATCTTGTTCATCATCATCCCATTTCCGAATGCGTTTTAATTTATCACCATAAATTGATATGTGTTTACCGGTTGGTGATTTTGCATATGCATATCTATCATGTTTGAGAACAATGTAACCACGTTCATCATCCCATATGTGAACTACAGGTCCTTTCTTTGTCCAGGTTGTGTATACGTTTTGATACATACTATAACTTACTAATTTTTTTTATTAAAGGCAACAATTAAGGGGCGAAATAATTCGCCCCTTAAACGTTCTATTTTAGAAATTGACTGTTAAGCCAACATTATAATGTCTTGGTGTACCCAAGAACACTTCAGCATTATGAGCTAAGTGCATTTTATCACCATACCCATTATACTTTGAGTTATCAACAGCATCTTGTACATAAACATCATCAAGTGCATTAAAGATATGAGCACTAACTGTCATATCCAATCCTGCAATTTTTGGTAGTTTATATGATGCATGCAGATCAAGTTTGGAATAGCCAGGAGCTTGCCAAACCTGTGTTCTGTCTTCATCTCCATCAACTTCTCGAGAATCTGGAGACCAGTCAGCATAGTTGTCATCATACATTTTGTAGAGACCTTGTAGTTGTAAACCAGCAATTGGTTTTAGTGTTAGACCACCAACATAGGCTGTTTGTGGCATATCACCAACCATCAGTCCATCAAGAGCATAAGTATATTCAGTAGTCATTTGTCCAACAATTTGACCTTCTTCATTATACTCCATTTCTTGATAATCACCTTTAGAATCACCATCAAACTTCCAAGTGCCTTTACTAAACGCTAAGTCAAGATCAACCATATCATGTAATGCAACTTTACCTTCAACTTCAAAACCGGTATGGCTTTGATTTACACCTTTGAGGTAAATGATGTCTGTATCACCTGAGTCACCTGCTCCTGTTTCAACAGATTTGGTAAGGTTTCTATCTTTCCATTGAGTATTGTATGAACTCAACTTGATTCCAACCTTATCACTTGCATACTTTCCACCAAACTCGAAACTAGTAAATTTCTCATTATCAGGATTAGTTGCAACTGTACCATCATATGCAATCACATTATCAAGAATTGGTGGTTTCTGAACATATCCAGCATTAACAAATCCGGACATTCTATCATCAAGGTTATATACACCACCACCTTTCACTTGAAAAGTTGTGATCCAATCTGCTTCAACTACATCAGCATCAACTGCAAAGTGATCTAGGTAAGTATATCCAATTGTAGATATACCTCCCATACCATATAGGTTCATCTTTTCTGTAGCGTATTTGCCTTGTAGAAAAGTACCGAACCAATCAACTGTGGTCTCATTGTGGTAGGCAATTATATCGCCTAATCCAACTTTCTTACCATCAGCGGCATTGTCATCAGCATAGTCAACATAGTAATCACCACCTAGTAGATCGCGAACTTCACGTGCGTGTTCAATACCAGCCGTTCTCCAGTCAATACCAACTTGTATTTCTAAATCATCACTAACATCATAATTTAATTTAGAAATTAATCCGTAGGTATTTTGTCGATTAATTGAATTACGCAATATACCTGTAGACCTATTCTCAGTATCTGACCAATCTGCGTCGATGTTGTCTGAGTTCTCAGCAATTTCACCGTTCCAGTCCCATGTCCATGGTGAGCTGGCGTACCAGGCATTACCATCGATGGCAGGAAATCGTTTAACGCTCCCATAAGTTCCTGTTCCACCTCCTGATCCACCAGACCAATAAAGCACTGAACTTAGTGTCATCTGATCATTTAGAGTCAAGAAATGGTTTAGGTTTACGAGTGGTTTATGAAAAAAGTTCTCTCTTTCATTTAGAAAATCAGAACTATACCTATCAGTTGTTCTTGCACCATACATATACCAATATTGTTGGCCTGTATAAGATGCATCAACTGGTGCTACGTTTTGGTTAAAAAACCTACCAGCTTCATGTTCGAACTTTTCACCTTCAGCAAATGCATTGACGTCATATCCATCAATGTCACCAGCTAATTCTTGTGAATAAGTTGCTATGTTCTGTTTATATAGGTTTTGACCATGACGTTGAGGTGCTCCAATTGCATAGAGTTCAAACCTCTGTTCATCACTAACTGCATAACTACCTCCGAAGTAATAGGCCCAGGCATCAGTCCAAGTTCCATCTATAAATCCGTTACCGGTTTTACGTACTATTGTTCCACTTAAAGCTAATTTATCATTTATTAACCCGGAATTGTAGTTTAATGTAGTTTTCAAGAATCCACCTTCACCGATCTCTTGTTTTAGTTTTCCGCCTTTATCATGTGCAGCAGGATCAGTTATGATGTTCATTGTTCCACCAATTGACGGAGTTGCTAGATTAACAGCTGATAGACCTCTTTGCATCTGAATGGAAGCTGTAGCATCACCTACACCATCCCAGTTAGACCAATAGACCCATCCGTTCTCCATATCATTTTGGGGAACACCGTTTATCATAACAGCTACGTTTCTTTGATTAAAACCTCTTACATTGATACGAGCATCACCCGCACCACCACCTTGTCCTGTCGCATATACAGATGGTGTCATGTTAAGTGCCATTGGAATGTCTTGTGATCCAAGACGTATTTCCATTTCCTCTTTACTGACAGTAGTATAGGCAACGGGTGTTGTTTCATCAGCACGTGAAGCTAACACTTCAAGTTCTGACATTGACACTACATCAATCTCGAGATTGAAATCGACTACAGCATCTTCATCTCCAACAACTACTGATTTAGTCACTGAAGAATAGCCAATAAAAGAAGCTGTTACATCATACGTACCGGCTGGTACATTGATTACAACATAGCTGCCTACATTGTCAGATACTGATCCCAGCTCAGTTCCCTCGACAACTACATTCGCTCCTTGAAGTGGCGTTTTACCATCATTCACAACTCCAACGATAGATTGTGCAAATAATCCTGTTATGAGTAGAAATGATGTGATTAGATTACGATATTTCATTTTTATCGTCTCCTCGCTTATTCATTAATGAATGACGCATTTTTCTACAGGTGCGTCGTCTGCCTGTCCGCTTTTTGTATGTGAAGTTTAGTTTGCATATTCCTGGTCATCATTATCACCAGTAAACGATGGTATTTCACAACTGTCATTGTTACAAAATTTATCAACCTCTGCTTCTTCGTTCTTTATTACTCCAAACGTCAATCTCCCGAGGTTATTTTTTTCCTCTTCATATTGAGCCTCGTCTATAGCTTCATATGGCATTTGTTGATAAGCTCCATAATCATGTCTAGGTAGTAAAGAGATACCTTTTAAATGATATTGGTAGTAATTTAAGCACGGAGCAATCTGATTTGCTTCCAATTCGGGATCAAATGTAACTGTACAGCTAACTTGATTATCAGCCCAATGTCGTTGAAGAAAAGCAGCTAAACTGAATTGTTCCCAAATCGAAAGCTCAGCTGCTGTTCTTATACCCTCTCCAACATCAACGGGTATTTCAACTACTACCGTTGTGTCCTCTGAACCAAATGCTGGTTCTAGTTTATATCCAGCCTTTTCCAAAGGTTGTATTAATTCTGAATATTTTGATAATCTTATTCTTCTTATGTAAAATCTAGATTCTGGATAATGTAATCCCGGAGTTGCACCAGCTAATAGAGAAACTGTCCCACTTGGTTTTACACTTGTAGTTTTAATGGAACGTGGAATTGCCATCCAATCTGAATATTGTTTATCCCATTGTTGAATAACATCATATCCCTCATTCAGCCATCTTTTCAATTCATCTAATCCACGGTTAGTAATAAATTGAGCAACTCCACTAACAGAGCAACCAATTCTACGATTTCTTAACATAACCCTATTAGTATCAGCCCAATGCGTTTTTCCTAATGTGACAGTCTTTGCATAAAGATATGCAAACTTTAAAGTCTTTTTATAGTCATCTAATGAATCGTGATTACTTGGAAACGTTTCTACTAAACAACATAATTCATAACTTTCCAGTGATTGCTCTAAGCAGGGATTTCCACCTGCAACTCTATGGTCTTTATTATCCCCACCATTTTTCATCCGCGAATACATTCTCATATTATCTAACCAAGCAAATCCTGGTTCACCATTATCTACAATCCTTTTTGCTGTTTCTGTATAATCCATTCCCAATTCTGCAAATATAGAATTATTGGAAGTCCAACCATATTGGTCTCTATGTGGATTTACTTTGTAATTCTTTAAATCTAAATACTCTTCTGAATGTGGGTCACCAAATACAATTTCAGCGGTTCTTCTTACATTACCCGCTACAACACACTTACCAATTAGATTCATTATATCTACGATTGTAGTTATCGTAATTGGTTCTCCACTATTTTTATCAAGAACTTTTCTGATGTCTTCGTGTACTTCTTGTAATGGTTCATGTCCACTTGATACACCACCAAAACCAGCTATAGGAGCTCCCGCAGGTCTTATCTTTGTGTAATCAAACTCCATAGGTGCTTGTCCATGAAAATAACTTTCTAATAGTAGTCTTAG